GATCACCTCGCCGTAGGCAACAGGGACAGGGATCCCTTCCCTGCTGGTGTTTTGCACACCAGAAAAGCTGTTGTTGTTGCGTGGATCGTTGTCAATGTCAGGCGCTGCAATGGTTGGCGATAGCAAGCCAGCAACGCCCGTTAGGGCTAGTCCAATGCCAATGTTGCCTCCTACCGCCGCTAGCTTGACACCAAATACTGCACCCTCTGCAGCGGTGAAACCAGTTGCACCAAGGCTCACGCCTCCAGTGGTGATTGCCGTTGCAATCAAAACAGCACCTAAAGCAATAAACGCCAAGTTTCTAAAAAAGTTCGCCCCGGTCACAACAGGAATAATCCTGATGTCGTCGTCAGCCATCAACGGATAACGAAGCTGCTCTGGCGAGTGACCCAGCTCTAACGTGTGCCGACCCACTGCCACGGTGTAGTGACCAGCGTTCATGATTGAACGCAGCTCAGGAAAGTTGCACAACAGAAACCGGATTGCCTCAGCCGGTGTTCTTGCTACTGCCTCAAAAACTTTCTGACCGCAGTGCTCCGCCAGGTGCCCATACAGCCTGATTTTGCGAAGCATTGCTGTCACTCGCCATGCCCTTTGATTCTACCGACAACTCAAGGGTCAATCTTTGACCAGCTTTGGTCTTCCATGCCGTAGATAAACCACGGCAAACCGTATTGAGTGCAAGCCTTTTTATCAGGCTCACTAGGCAAGGCAGGCGCACCGGGGTGGCTATGGACAACCGCTAGAACCTTGCCGGTGTCCTCAGCAGCCGCGTAGCCCATCGGATCAAGGATAAAAACGTCATCCTCGTCGCTTAGGTTTTTACACGGCCAATAATGCTCCGCACCATCGAGCATGACTAACAACCCGCAGCACTCCCTAGGCGCTTCTGCCTCAGCGTGCTGCACCGCTGCCTTTTGCCAATCCTCCATTAGTTGTTCAGGCCAACCGCAGGGAACGACCCAAATGGCAAGCCGCCGTTTGCATCACCATTAGGGAAACGCAAACGACAATCACTTATTCGCTTGCCGCATTGACCTGACACCTCAATGGGCGTCGTCGTTCCTGTGACAATTTCTGGCTCGTCAGTGATTGCCGGATTGTCTGAGGTCCACACAACGTTGCTGCCATCAGAGTCCTCAAGGACCAGAACGCCATCATCCTTAAGGCGCAGCTGTCTGGTTGTGTATCCGGTGGCTGTGACCTTGTAACCAGCCCCAGCTTCCTGCAACGTTCCTTCTGTCGGATGGTTTGACGCAAACGGATTGTTGCTAGTCAACGCAATCTTCAGGACAAAATCCTCATTGTTTCTCCAAAAGCCAGTCTGACTGTTGATTGTGATGCCTGTGATCGTGTTCCAGCCGAACCCCGTGTAGTTGCTGTGGTCTTTTGAGTAATGGTCCGCAGGGATGGCGATCGAAGTCAAGTCAAAGGTGACGTTGACGGAGCGGCTGCCGAACTCATGGTCTGCATCTACAAAGTTGTGCGTGGCTGTTGTTGTCTGCCCTGCAGCTGAAGGGCTGCTGCCTTTTATCTCCCATGTAAAAGCCCCTGAGCGCCCGATTTCTACATCAGGCGGATACCACTGATCGGTGCCATCAACGCTTAGGCGAGTCAACGACGAAATCTGCCCCAACTCATGGGTCTTAGTAGCCCAAACAACAGAGTTGCCTGCGTAGTCATTGCGGTCAACGTCGTCGTTATACAGAACGAGGTTGCCGTCAGGCTGCATTTTTAATGTGTAGCCGTTTGTATTTGTGCCACGCTCTGTCCCCGTTCGCCATATTGAATGGTCTGACGATCCACCCGGCTTTTTGTAAATAACAAAGTTGCCATCGGCTTGCACCTTTGCGATGAACCAACCGTTAGTGGAAACCAACGCGTTGCCCTCTGTCAGCGTTGAGCCAGTGGTCAGTTTTTCTTGATTCGTTGAATAGCCAAAGCCGGTCGGATTAGAACGTGAAAGCGCCACGCCGTTGATGGTGAACTCATCAGAGCCGGTGTAGCCACATTCCTTGCTCTTGTATTCCCACTGGCACAGATTCTGCATCACAAGACGACGTGGAGCCTTTGTGTTGCCCATGTCAAAAGACGACACCAGCTCAAATTCAACAAAGTCCCTGTTTTCGGAAAGCTTGCGGTCGATGTAGTAAACCTCTTTGGGGAACTGTGCGTTAGCACCTGAATCAGGGTTGCCGTAGGGATTGACGCCGTTCTCCCAGTTATCGCTATCAAGAAAACGACTAAGTGTGCGGATCCTTGTCACCCGTGCGCCAGACAGATCATTGCCTGGGGTGATTTGATTGATGCCCAGCAGTAACGCTGTCATCTGGCTCTGCAAGTTGGCAAAACGAATCGACGGCCTAGGCAGCGTGCCATCACCGCTGAACTCAAACCCTGATGCCTCTACAGGCAAGGGTATATATGGTGTGCCGCCGTACTTAATAGAAAAGGCGTCAAGGATGTCGTCTGCGTTGCTAGGGACGGTCGTCTTGCGATTGCGCCCTGCGTGGAAGTAATACTCCTCATCAGAGCCGTGCAGATCTTGGAACAGCTTCAGCTCAAACAGCTCGATGATTGCAAAAGGGCCGGAGTTAAGTAGCTCGACAAAAGCAGTGCTCATGGCTCAATAACTTCTTGGAACGTCGCTGTAATCGTTGCCCTGTTCAAATAAGGTATGGACTTCGACCAGTCTTGGCAAATCCACTTGTAGGTCTCCGAATCATCCGGTGGCGACCAGTCAAAGTGTTCCGCTCCACCGCGAGCTTCAAGGAAGGTTTCGATTGTGTCAGCGTCGGTTTCTGACACCTCAAACTTCAGGCTCCAAGTCTTTAGATCTGTGTTGAGGCCAAAGCGCAATCGCTGGCTGTAGCCATCACCTAGCTGCACGTTTCGCACAGTTGGTCTACTGCGCTTGCTAGCCCCGTAGGTCGGGTTGATCGAAGGGAAAGTAGCCATCAGCGGGTAAGCAGACCACCAGGCCGCTTCTGTTTGATCAATTCTGCCTGTACTGCCTGACCAATCAAGCGACCAAGTTGGTCGGCGTTGCCTTGGCTGCCTTGCACCTCGGTGCCAGAAGCATCGACGTTGACGACGACGCTGGTGCTGCCGCCTAGCTCATGGTTAGGGATAATCGTGCCTGCACGGCTGGGAACAAACAGCTCAGGGCCACGCTCACCAACGATTGATGGACGGCCAACAGGCGGGCGGCCACCATTGGCAAACATGCCAAGCAAGCCAGAACCACCTGTCCCGTCTTGGTTTTTAAAGGATCCGATGCCTCTGCTAAGAAACATGCCGCCCAGTTGCTTGAGGATGCCAGCCAAAGAAGCGCCAAGGGACTTGCTGCCGTCAATGGCGCCCATGATTGCGCCTTTGATTCCGTTCTCAATGACATCCGCCATTTCTCTGTACTGTTGCAGCTGTTGCTCTTGCTGTTGCTTGAGGAGCTTTGCCGCTTCAATCCTCTGTTGGTCTTTTTGCTCTAACTGGAAATTGATATCCAGCTGATCTCGCAATGCCTGCAACTCGTCTTCAGCCAGCAGCGGGAACTCCCTTCTAAGGTTCATTTTTGCTATTGCATGTTCTAACCCAGCACGCTGCTTATCAGTAATGTCGCCTGTCAGGAGAGCCTCTTGTTTTTTGGAAAGCAGAAGCAGTTTTGCTTGTTTTTGCTGCCTAGCTAAAGCTTCTGCAGCCCTTTCTTCTGGGGTCTTGCCTCCTGTTTCTTTTTTAGGTGGCAGCTTGATAGGTGAGGTTCCTTTTGGTGTTGGCCCAATGTCTGCAGCACTTGGCGGTAACTGACCAGGGACAGCTCCACGAGCAATCGCCAAGCGCCTGCTTAGTTCACGTTCTAACGTTTCCTCAAAGAAAGCATTTGCTTCAGCTGAACGGCCAAGAAATCCAGGAGTTCCAAACTTGGCATTTGTCTGCAGTGTTGCTGCCTGCGTTGCCAGTTGACGAGCCCGGACTGTTTTGCCGCCAGATGCAACGTTTTCAACAACGTTGCCAACCGTGCGAGCAACACCAGCCAGCAGCGTGCCAAGGCCACGGATCAGCGGCTCCAGCTGTTTGATGACAGTGCCAAGGTCTTGGATTGAATCTGTAATTGCAGGTATTGCGCTTTCAGTGAATGCAACCTGCAGATCTTGAACCTTGTTCTGAAAGTCTTTGATTTTTGCTGCAGGGCCACCCAACGCCTGAGCCAAACGGTCAGCGCCTTCAGCCTCAATCCGTTTCAGGGCCTTGATGACAATGTCACTGGTCAGCAGCCCTTGGGCGGCGTATTCCTTCAGGTCGCCAGCTGCAACGCCTGTTTCATCAGAAATGGCCTGCAGCACTAACGGAGCCTGTTCTGCGATGCTTCGGAACTCATCACCTCGCAACGCACCAGAACCC